GGGGCAAATACTTTACCTATCGTGTTCGCAAGTTTATCGAAAGAATCCCCTAGGTTACTAATTGTTCCCTCCATGGTCTTAGATTGTGCCTCCATAGATCCGGCAACACCTGGTATTTCTCCAAGAGACAATAAATAAGCTCTTATAGACTCATTTGTATTATCTACCGTAGTTTTTACCCCCTTGAAAGTAAATGATACTTGATCCCCTGATTTGCTTGCTTTAACTCCGAACTCTTTTAGCCTTTCAAATTCTCCCTGTTGTGCATCTAAAACAGCCTCGGCTAACTGATCAAATGATTTTCCAGTACTTGCAGCAATGTCACCAAGCTTTACCATTTCTGCCGAAGTTGGTTTGAATCCTTGGTTAGCTAATTTTACAAAAGAGTTTGTTAGCTCTTGTACCGAGAAAGGGGTTTTACTAGCAACATTTTGGATATTAAGCATAGTTGCCTCTGCCAATTTTCTAGATCCAAAAGTGTTTGTTAGTACAGCTGTGAACTTTTCAAACTCTGATGTTACATTTATTATCTGTGTTCCTATTGCCTTAATTGCCTCAAATGAAAAATATCCGGCTATAAGACCAGATATTTTACCAGCAGCATTACCTAAACCTCCTAAGTCTTTTTCGGTTTCCTTAACCTTGTTTTTAAGTTTATCTATTGATACTCCGGATGCCGTTGCCCCTGTTGTTATTGCTCTATTTGCTTCAATAGAGGCTCTATTTAAACTCCTAAAATCCCTTACTAAATCTTCTGCCGATCCACCAATTTTTTTTATTTTATTCCGGCTCTCTATTAGTTCTGAGTCATCGACTTCATATCTAAACTTTATTATCTCCTCTGCCATTTTTATCTATGTATAACAGTAAATCGTAGTATTGCTTAACCGTAAACTTGTCTATCTCACTACTTAGTACAATTCCTGAAGCCGCGATTTTATTATGTTCATCAGCTCTTTGTTTCCACCTATTAAGGATAAGTTTTCTAGGTGTTTCTCTAACATCGATGCTTCTTCTATTCCCTGAGCTGTCAAATAATTCTGAATACTCATTTTGGATGTATCGAGTGAGGGTAAAAAACTTGGTGGTACCCTCTCCCATAACTTTCCCAGCACCTCGCTATCCTTTCGCCACCTGGCTTTTTTTATTTCTGCATACTCTGTATTGAAATCGTATGGATTTTCTGACTTATCAAAGAAGATAACCGCGCAAATTGTTAAAAAAAGCTCGTCATTAGTAACGTATGTTGAGCGTTGATAAAGATTATTTATTAATCCCATCAATTGCGCCCACTGTTGTTTGTTTATGTACTCTTGTGCTGTTTTAAAGAAGATATTTATAAACTTTTTGTCTATCCCAGCATCCATTACAGCTATTGCATCTAGTGCAGCAAAATATCTTTTTGCATATAGGTTTAGCTGATTCACGAAAGAGTAGTACTCTATTCCGTTATGCGTAAACGACAACTGTACTTCGTGCTCTGGCTTTATAAACCAATCTGTTTTTTTTGATATACTTATAGTGTACCCTAGTATTGTTATCTTCATAATTACAAAAATGGCCATAGGATTTACCTATGACCACCGAAAAACATCAAACCTTAAACTCATGCTAATATAGCAAGTTAAGTTGGCAATACCTATTGTTTTTTATATTACCTGTCCTTTTTCTTTTGCCAATATCCGAGCCGTTTTTTTATATTCTTCTAACCTCATTTTCCTTTCTATTTCCAATTCTTTATATGGAAGTTTTGATTTTGCTAATAGTAACTCTGCTGTACCTTTCCCGTGTATCTTGTCTATTGCCAACCCAAACTTAAATTGTTCCCCTTGATTAAATCTGTTTGATCCTCTTGATTGAGCATACACATTTCTTTCGTCATATTTTGTTGCCTTATGCCTCCTTGAAATAAAATGACCAGCATCCATATTTTTCCAATGATCTATTTTGCCAGTTGTTATACATCTACAATAGCCGTTTTTATCACAATCACGAAGTCTTATATAAATGCTAAACCACCGCCATAATGTTTCTTCTGATACTTTATCTGAACTCTTTACTTTCATAGCTCATTTGGTCAATATATAAATTACTTTGTCTTTCTCGCGGTATTCTGTTAGTAAATCCCTGTGCAGCCTATATATTTTACTGAATACAAAAGAAGATATTGCCACGTTAGATTTTGTTAGATATGTATACCCATGCCTCAGACCACTTGTTCTAATGATACTACCGCCACTAACCAAATATTTAATTGTTTCTTTATAGTTCATAAGTGTTCAGTAGCTTTTGTTTTAAATTACTCATGCCTCATTACTTTTTAAGTTGCCTTATTACCTGTATGCCAAAATAATTACTAGTGTATTCACCAGCCCCAATATTCCAACGTGCTGTAAATTCTGTTTTTTTAAAAGAATATCCTGCACCTACTCCCAAAATAAATTCTGCATATAATTTATTTTTTTTGCTTTTTGTTTCTGTCCATGCCGTCCAATATGACCCTATCCCTGTCTCTAATTCTATTATTTTTGCTCCTTTACCTAGGTCTAAATTCACAGTTGATCTATTACCAAGTAACACCCTAAAATCTTCAACATACTGTGATTTATACCCCACAGCCCGGCCTGTTATATCTGTTCTTAATGCCACCATATCATTAAATCGATATTGGCATAGTACCCCTAAAAATGGGAATACAAAAGCCTTGGTAGTTGGGCTACTACTATTACTACTTGTTATTCCAAGATCCGCTCCAATACCAACTTGCCCGTGTACATAAGCTGATGCCACTAGGCAAACAATTGCGATTACTTTTTTCATGTTTATAAAGTGTGTTTTAATTTGTTTCAAAGCTAAAACATTTATTTAAACTTTGCAACTATACTATATAAAAAAAGTGCTGACACTGGGAATGCCAACACTCTGTAACACTTTATGAATATGGAATACAAATATAAAAACATTTTTTTAATCTTCAACAATGATTATGTTTTTTTTGTGTTGAGCATTTATATGATACCTTAAACAATCTAACCAATGTGTTAAATTTTCATCCGCTTTGTTTATCTCTATTTTCCCACCGGTTGATATTATGTCTACTCTTTTTATATCATTTATAAGCATCTTGCATCTAGGGTGAATTATGACCTTATTTTTAGAAAACATAAAATTGCATTGCAGCCAACTTGTCTTATGAAAAGGATTTGCTTTCGGCACTCCAAACACATCCCATCCTATTGAAGATTTTACAAGTTGATAAAATGACCTATTAGCCGCATTATTGTTTTGTCCGCTTGCATCCCCGTTTATTATTACTTTATGCCATATATAATTTCTTTTTACTTTTTCCGCTATTACCTCTATGCCTGATTTTTCACCGCATGGCCCTAAGTGGTATTCATCAATAACATGTATTTCACCATCTATAACCTGTATAACCAAGCACGTTGACATCACATTAAAGTCCCAAGAAAGATATATATCTTCATTGTTTACGTATTCAACTTCTTTAACATGTATTTCCTCATTGAAGCTATGCAAGAAAACATTTTGAATCGCATCTACAAACTCCCCGAATATCTCCTGCCTTACAACCATTGATTCTATACCTCCAAGCTCTTGTATAAGATTGTCTATATCTTCTGCCGTAGCTTTTGGACTATCGTACGATGTATTCAAATATGAAACATAGCCTCTTTTACCATCTATCGAATTTTTATGTATTGAATAAAAAGGATGCTCCTCGCCATTTTGCAATGTCCGTCCTTTAGGAACACCAATTGCATACAAGATGCTCTTAGGATTATCTAGCATCATTGGTAATATTGTTTCTTTGTACAAAAGAGGATCTCTAAGAATTATCCCGGCTTCATTTAGAACAATCATATCATATCCGAAACCCTCCCAAGTTGCTCTATTGGCATCTGCTGACCGGAAGTCTATCACTGTTGCCATAGTGCTTATGGCACTTTTACAAAACTGGTTTATTAGTCTAAGCTCTTTTCTTGTTTCATTCCAGTGCCAATATTCTTTTGGTAGGGCATTTAATACAGGTCTAAAATATCTATCAAAGTATTTTATAATATTCCCATGTTGAACATCTCCCCATAAAATCCGGCTCCTGGTTGTTAATCCATGAATGATTAGCAAATGTGCAAAATTATGTGTTGCACCAACACGCCTTCCCTTTCTCCAACACACATATTTTTTACCAGAATTTAAAGCCTCATAAAAAACCTTTTCGGCCTCCGGTGTTACCTTTATGCTTAAATTCACACGTCTTTAGTTACTACCATGTTTATATTTACCCCTCCTGCCAACTCTGATTCATGTTGTGTAATAACCTTTTCGATATAACCTCTATCTTTAGCTTTACACTTTAGATAGAAAAAAACAGCACTTTCGCTGCCATTTGCTATTAGGGTATATAGTTTTGTTTCCGCAAAATCTTTTGCAACTTCTGTTATTTCCTCTACCCTTTTTTTAAAATCTTGGTCTTTATTCAGATATTTGTAAAAGGCCATTCTACTTATGCCAACCATCTTGCAAGCGGGAGTTACAACGCCCATAGTCTTTTCTAATGCTAGCAACAACTCCTTTTTTTTAATTTTTGTCTTAATCTTATGTTCGTTCATATCACCCAATTTCTATAAATTCTACTAATATAGCCAATATAGCAAGACCTGATAAAAAGCTTATTAATGTTGGATTAATTATGCACACTATTAGTACATATACCCAAAACGTATTGCACCTAAAGCATAAACCTAAAGTCTTTGCAATAACCGTATACCCTTTTTTATCTGCCTTTACTAATAAATATTTCCACCACCGCAAAATCATACCTTTTCGCTGTGTGAATGAAAAAAACACCGAACAACCGTACCCGATTATACCAGCGCAAAAGCCTATTATAATTTCATACATAAAATTTAAAGTTACGCAGCATTATCCAGAGTATAATAATAGGGCCTTCTTTTTAATTCAGCTCTACCACTTCTTGAATTTTCTTTTACAAACTTCCCTGTTGTACTTGATTTTATTATACCTGCACTTGCCATAAAATTTATATTGGTTTGAACAAATATATATAATTTCCTTCATTATCTCTAACCGCTGTATCTTCATTTTGCCCTATGTATTTAAAACACTCTAAATTTATAGGGCTATGCCAAATTTCAGGATAATTCCATATTATTTTTAAAATATCTCTAAATGATTTTATATGAGTATCGGTACCTATTTTTAATCTTGAATACAAATTCCTTGCTTGGTTATAAATATACCCATCGCATCCCGTTTTACTTTCTGCCATAAAAGGCTCATAAAACCAATTGTAGTAATTTTCAAAATCTAACTCAATGCCTTTTGGATAGTTTTCATATAAGTAATTTACTAACCCTTGTGTATTCCTAAAGTTTTTTTTGTATACACTGTAATAGTCATCAAAATAAGAACTTGGGACACTTTGACCGGCATAAAAAACATTAAGCCCTACACTTTTTGCCATTTCACATATATCTAAACAAAATTGGTGACTCTTATTGTTCATAGATCTTTTTTTTGAGTATTCTATAACTCCGTAAGAGTTAAGAATATCATACTCCTTTTTGCTCATATTACCAATTTGCTTTGCATTTAGATGCAAAAATGATAACCAGACCCCAGTAACTCCAATATTTTTTAAAATTCCTAATAATTCCTCCGCATCAGAAAATGGCAAAAATTCTGGGCATGTTGGATTAATGCCTACCGTTACCTTTTGATTATGCTGAATAAGTTTTTTTATAAGCTCTATTCTATGAATTGGACTTGTACCCCCTGGCTCTATTTCTTTAGCTATTTTTGTGTCCCATATTGGTATAGAAATATACCAACATTCCGTCATACCATGGCTTAATATTTCATCTACTCCCTCATTGTGCCCACCCCTTGTTTGCCATGCGATACCATTACCATTTTTCCTTAATATTTCAGTTATACTTATTGTTTGCCTATAATTTGATGTTGAAAACGGATCTACTTTATTTGACATCAAAACAGGGTACTTTTCTCTTAATAAAATTGATTCTATAGAGTTTGATTTATATTGATTTTTTATTTTATTAATGAATGCTTTAGGATCAAAAACCCTGTTTGGATCATT